GCCGGCCAGCGAGGTCGTCTGCACGACGCGGGTGATGATCGTCTGCCGGGTCGGCGTGATGCTCGTGGAGACGACGGTGGACTTCCAGAAGGCGTTCGCGGACCGGCTGATGCCGCCGTAGGTCCCCACCGTGGTCCCGTCGTCGTAGATGTCGAACAGGCCGCTGATCGCCGTGGGCGACCCGGCGTTCGAGCCGAACAGGGCCGTCGAAATCGACTGGATCGAGACCGTCTTGGCGTCGTTCATCCGCGCCTTGACCAGCGGGATCACCGCCTCGGTGCTCTGGATCAGCGACTCGGTGCCGAGCAACTGGATCGGCACCGTGCCCAGCGACGCCATGAACTGGGCGTCCTGCACCGCAGGCGTGTCGGTCGGCTGCTGGAAGGTGCCCGAGTAGTCGGTCCACGCGAAGCTTACAAAAGGATTCCCTTGAACAGGCACAGTAACCTGATTCAATCCGCCCTTAAGTCTTTGCGCATTTCTCAGCGCAATACTCAAGACGGGGGCAGCTTTGTAGAGCTGCACGACCAACCGTGGCACAAACGCACGTCTTGTAACTGCATTCAATTCATTGAATACTGAGCCTGAAGGAGGGGCAAAGCCCACACCCGAAACCGGACCAGCCATTTATCTACCCCCCAATCCCAGCGGCTTAAGCGTCTAGGCCGCGCTTGCGTTCTTCGGCCAGAATCTTGCCGATGGCGTCGTCTGCGGCGCGGTCCTCGTCTTGGAACCACTCCTTGGCGTTCGGCATCCCGTCCACTGGCGACTGCCAGCGGTCCGGAACCCACGCCGATTGCTCGGCGGTCGGGCGCGGATTCTGCTTCTCGAACAGGGCGAAGGCGGCCTCGGGGTCGTAAATCCCGCGCTCCTTCATGAGTTCGCGGACCTTAGTCTCGCCGTCGTCGGTGAGTCCTTGCTCGCGCAGGCGACCGAAACTGTCGGTGAGGCGGGCCAGCGCCGATTCCTCGGCGTCCTTCTTGGCCTGCTCGGCGGCGGCGGCGCGTTCTTCGTCGCGCTCCTTCCGCATCGCGTCGATCTGCTCTTGCAGCGGCGCGCGGACGGACTCCACCACGTCATCGGACGTGGAAATCTTCGGGTCCAGCACCTTCAGGCTGCGCTCAAAGTGCTTTCTGGCGTCGGGGTTGTTCCCGATGGCCCGCACGATGTCGAACAGGCGCTTGGTGGCGGCGGCTTCTTCGTCGGTGAGTTCGGTAGCCATCTCGTGCGCGTCCTATCGGCCGTTCGGGATGTGCTTGAGGGCCTTGTCGTCCTTGTTCCAAGCCTTCTGCTGTGAGCGCCGGGCGCCCCAGTCGGCCTTTTCCATCGGAACGCGGACGATCATCGGATCGTTGTCCGTGATGCGGTCCATCGGCGGGTTGAAGATGGGGCTACGGTCGGCCACGGTCTTGATCCTCTACATGCCCGGCGGCTGGGGAGTCATCGGAGGGGCTTGACCAGGCATTCCGCCGCCCCCGGCTTGTTGTTTCGCGGCCATCGCTCTCATGAGCGCCTGCATCTGGGAGCCCTCGCGGGCGTCGCGTTGCAGGCCCATCAGCGTGGCGTTGGTGATCCCCGGCATTTCTTCGGTCGCGGGAATCTCCTTGCTGATCTTCCGGAGCGCTTCGACCACCGCCTCGTAGGGCTTGGAGCCGACTTGCAGACCCGGAAGCGCCTTCTCCATGATCCGAACCGCCTCTCGCACCTTCGCCATTGCGGCGGCCATTTCACCCGGATTGCCGGTCGGAGGACTGGCGGGACCGGGAGGACCCGGCCGGGCGATCATGGGTGGCGCGAGAGGCATAGAGGCTCGTTAGTAGGAGAGAGCGTTGGGTGCTCCGACTATCGGAGCTGCCGGGCTACTTCCGGCGGGGCTTGCGACGACGGGCCATCGTAACCTCCTGAACCGCACACCCCCGAAGGGGCGGGGAGAGCTAGACGGTGAACGAGGGGCGGAGAGCCCCCGCGACCCGCCAACGACCTTGAGATACGCCGAGGCAGAAGATTCCGTCAACACGTTGTTTCTGAAGGAAAAACGGGGCTTCTCAGAAAATCCCCACCGCCGCCGTGGGCTTGCGGTCACGAAAGCCGAGAAACAGTCCCGATCAGCGGTTAGCAAAAGGACGGGGGCGAGGTGGCCAGGGCGGCAGGAGTCGAACCTGTCGTCTCTACCAATTGGACTACCGGGGGATAGTGGTGGCGGTCTGTGTGGGAATCGAACCGTCAGCGCCGACGGCTGCCGCCGCCCGACACCGCCTTGGCCCATGCCTCGGGATCGACAGTCTTCACTTGCTCCAGCATCGCCTGATGCGCCTTCTCGCTGGACCTGTGGCGGGCCACCAGCACGTCCTGACGCGGCGGATGCACGCCCTCCAGAAGCTCGATGGGGCCGATGGCCCCCGCCTTCATCAGGTTGAACATCAGTTGGATGTTGTCGCCGGAGAAGGCCGGCGAGGAGGTGTGCGAGTCGACCACCACCGAAGCGTCCTCAGGGACTTGGGCCATGGTGAACTCGAACCCTTCGTCGCCCCTCAGCACCGAAGCGTCCTTGGCGCGCAGCATCTTCAGCGCCAGATCACCGAACCCGGCCACCTGCTTTTCGGCCAGGAGCGCGCGGTCGCGGAGTCTTGGCGTCGAGGTGCGCAGCAGGGTGTTTGCGTGGCTCCCGGCCCGCACCCCCGGTTCGCCCTGGCCGGAGGTGATCGCCGTGAAGCCCGCCGCCTCATCGAACGCGCCGTCCAGATAGCCCATGAACTCCAGCATTCCCTGCGGCACGTCGGGGGAGTAGGTCTCGATCTTGGTGTTCGGGTTGGGGTCGGTGACCACCCCGCCAGGCGACAGCAGCGTGCGGACCTTCTCGTCGGTGATGGAGCCGCCGATCACCGAGCGGGCGGGCTTGGCCTTCAGGTTGTAGATCGCATCGAGGTTGTTCAGCCGCGCGGTCAGCAGCCGCTGGATCGGCCAGACGTTGGAAATCTCGCTGCGGCCCCAGAAGTAGCCCGGCACCTGGTTGGTGCAGACCTTGACGAACGGGTGCTCGCCCGGCGCGTCGGAGAGGTTGCGGTGCTGGTACTTGCCCTCGATCAGGATGCCGGGTTCGGCGAAGCGCAGCGTCGTCCAGTCCTCCCGGTCGTCGTTCCACACCCACAGATCGTAGACCTGGATCAGCCGGGTATAGACCTCGGGCGCGAGCATGGCCCCGGGCTGGTAGGACAGGTAGTCCACCGTGCCGGTCTGGGTCGGCTGTGGCGAGGTGACGCCGGGCACCGTGGCGAACACGTTGGGGAAGCCGCCGCCGATGAACACCTCCATGCGGGAGTCGCCATCGCCCAGCGCCCCCTGCGACAGGCCCGCCTCGGCCATCGCCATGATTTCGGTCTTGTCGGGGTGGTCGCCCAGCATCCGGCGGAACTGGGTCGGCGTCAGGTAGAAGGTGTGAACGAAGGCGTCCTGGCGGTCGAGGTCTTCGATGTCCTCGCGCAGCACGCCGAAGTTCTCCGGCTGGATCACCCACGGCTCGAACCCGCCGCGGCTCCATGTCAGCTTCATCAGACTGGAGCCCTTGACCAGCGCCCACTCGTTGGCCTGCGAGAACTTCACATCGCAGTGGCGGCGGGAGAACTGCCGGTTCAGGTACGACGACGCCGGACCGACGATCTTCGTCCACTCGGCTTGCGTGTCGTCATCGAACTCGACGTTGAAATGCACGTCGGATGGGCTGAACAGGTAGCTGGAGAGCTTGTCGATGTGGCTGTAGATGCGCGGTCGCTTAGACGGAGCCTCGGAGTCCGAGCCGGTGTAGTAGATGTCGCGGTAGCGCTGGTAGGCCGACACGCGGTCGGGACGCGAGACGAGACATTCGTCAATTAATTCACGAATCCAGTCCTCGACGTGCTTCTTGGGAATCTTCATCAGCCGCCCCCCGACGACTCACACGCCCTTGGACCGGGACACGACATCGAGGCGCATCCCACCGGATTTCTTGGCCCCTTCGTGTAACAGCCCCACCGGGTCCTGACCAGCAGCGGCGGTCGCTCCGGCCTGTGCGCGGGCGATAGTGGTGAGCGCCTGCACCTGCTTGGCCTGAGCGCCGGGGTTCTGCCAGTACGCCTTGGCCATCGTCTTCTGCTGCTCGGTCATGGCGGGGGCCGCATCGCCTACCTGACGGACCATGGCCTCGGCCTCGGCGGTCTGGATCGGGGCCGGACCCTTCGCGGCCACGTCGCCCTCGCGCATGTTGTCAGCCATGTCGCTATAGCCGAGGTCTTCCATCGCCG